GTTTTTAAATTTCACTCTAATACCTGCAGAGTGGTAAAGTTGTTTTAGGACAACTCAATAACCTGTAAAATCGATTTATACAGTAGTTTACAACTGTTTCCCGGGATATAAAAATAATTTAGAAAAATAATAATAGATTATAAATAATTGTTTTTGTGTTTTTAAGATTTTAGAATTATAAATAAGTAATAGTATTAATACATAAGAAAAGAATTTGGAATCTAGCTACGAGCGGGTTTAGTTCTGGGTCTCTTGGCTTTTGCCACAGACATGTTCATCTTACCGGATTCCCCTTGAACTTGAATGTTCTGGAGTTTCGACGTTAGACTTTGAACTTGCCTTTTAAGCTCTTCCGGATTATCAGTCTTGCTAGCCTTTTTCACCGATTTAACGGCAGAAAGGCCAGCTTGGACTTGAGGGGGAAGAAAACCAGGTGCCATCACTTTACCAACCGATGCGACTTTCTTAACAGTCTTCTTCAATGCTTTTGAAAAGCCACCAAACGCGTTATCGTCCGCAGACCAAAATCTTTGGGAATTACGAACTGCATTCATCACATCTGTAATCGCTTGGGGGTTAGCCATAGGCGAAGGATGTGCAAATGCAATCAAATTGTCCGTGGGATTCGGAAAGGTTTCTACTGTGATACGACGCATCACTTGTAAGGTAGCATTCTTTAGAAAACCAGTTCCAACAGCATAATGCAATTCACAATGGGAATCCCATACCCGAGGATTTCCTAGAGCTAATCCACCAACAGTGTTACGATGCTGGGCGACGAAAAGGTCTTCGTAAAAAGATCCTGAGCCGCCTGCAGGTACATGTGTACGGTATTTTCTGCTCCAATCCATACCTAGAGTAGGAAAGTTATTGTGATAATTTATTATGGCAGTTTGTAGAACACCATCGAAAGCAGGTCTTTGCATTGAACCAGGATACTTAACCATAGTTGAAACATCACCCGGAGGCAATGATTTTGTGGTTGTTAATATTTGGTCAAAGAAGGGACCCGCAGGGTCAAGCGCTCCAAAGTAATTGTTTTCCAAAGCAGGGTAAGAAGAATAAGTAGACTGAGTCCAAGTGCCTTGAGCAGTAACTTCAGGTCCGGTGTATAACACTTCAAAGTCGGAACCGACCAGTCGTGAATTGCCAGAAATGATATCCGTGCCAAAACGTAAGGAGAAAGTTTTTATCGGCGCAACAAGACCAGTTACATCAGGGTTATTTGATGGAAAAGGGGATTCATTTGGCTTCATTACGTACACCTGCAGACCGCCACATTCAATCTCAAAGATTGGGTTGCCATCATACAGGTTCGCATAATCTGGGCCAGACGAACTAGTACTTCTACCATAATAACGCCCTTTGCAAGGGGTATTGGTTTCGAAGTCCCATTGCACAATATAGACATCATAAGTATCGGTGAGAACTACATCGGAGACGCTGATGCTAGTAGTAATCATCTGACTCCTGATGAACGAAGGTCCATCAATCAAATCAGGAATACCACCACGAGCATCCAAGTCAGGATTCTGTAATACACTTTCAACAAACTTATCATTATTGTCTTTAATGACTTCTGCTATTTTATTTGCAGACATATCTTCCATTTTCGAATAGATTTTTAATATTTTATATAAGTAACAAAAATTAATTTATATTTTTGTGTGGCCCATCCTCCCACACCCCGGATTGCGACGGCAAACTATCGATAAATGCTTGCCACCAAGGTCCTGTAAGGGTCTCACGCAGACCTTTTATAATATCCTCAGAGGGTTCTTCGAACAAGTAACTTCCGAGCGCGCGGATATAATTCATGTAGCCACTTTTATAGACTACAGTTTCAAACCCGTCAACATTCTTAAGTTCTCTTCCGTATAACCTCGAACAGAAATCAAATTGGTTTACTTTCTCCCGACTAACCTTAACGATGACACCTCGATCAGCCATCCACTCAGTTTCCTTGTCACTAACATAGGGTTTCACACAGTCATCACCATACGTGGCATAGTGCTTGATGTTCTTCAGGCCAAAAGAACGATCATGCTCAACCGCCAATATTAAACGACCAATAGAATTCCCTGATGCAGTATTCCTAGCACCTGATTTCCTAATGGATAAAAAGTTTTGTTCAAACATAATCCCATCTGAAAACACAGGAACGCCAAGAAATTGAGTAAACTGCATCATATAAAGGAGTCCCCACGCTGGGTCAGGCGTACACATCGGATCGAGATGTAGACATTTTATCATGTCCGGCCAAAACCACCCGTAGCGAACTATGATTTCTTCAAGCGCCAATTTCCAAGACATTAAAATATCCCAGGAACTAGCATCATCAGAACGCAAAGGTCCGTCATAAAACAACGATTGGCACAACTGGCGATCGCCAGCTATAGTTCCAAGCGCCGTACCAGGCTTCATT